TAGATACGCGGGTTATCAAATCTGGCTCAAATTATGTTGAAATCATCAATAGCGAATTGCAGCCAGAGTGCCGGACGATGCCCACGCCGAGGCACCCGTGAAGTAGGGTATCCCGCCGGAGGTTCCGGCTACCGTCAATGCGAGCGTGCCGGAGGTTGTGATTGGCGACCCGGATACGGAGATGAGGCCGCCGGTGAAAGTTTGCGCGACCGATGTCACGGTGCCGCCGAGGCCGGTTGCGGATATCGTAATCGACCCGCCCCCGTTGGCGATGCTGACGCCGGATCCTGCTGTCAGTGTCGACTTCGCCAGCGTGTTCCCGGCAGTGCTGCCGATCAACAGCTGGCCGTCCGTGTACGAGGTTTGCCCGGTTCCGCCATTCGCCACTGGAAGGGTGCCACTGACGTGAGTGGTGAGGCCGACTTTGCCGTAACTGGGGGCCGCGCCGACCCCGCCAGAGATCAGTACGTTACCGGTCGCAACGTCTGCAAGCTTCGACAGCGCAGAGCTGCCAGAGGCGTACAGGATGTCGCCAATGGTGTATGCCGACTGCCCGGTGCCACCGTTGGCAGCGGCGACGATGCCGGTGACGTTGGATGCTGTGCCGGTTGTGTTCTGATTGAGGGTCGGGATGTCGGCCGGGACAATCAACCTGAATGTCGGAAAGTTGTCCGGCCCAGACGATGGGCCAGCCCAAAATGTATTGGCCGCCTCAGACGAATACAGCGGAGTCGACGCCCAGCCGAAGCCAGAGCCAGTCCAGTACGGCACCTGCCCAACACCCGCCGCAGGAGTGAGGTAGAGCGCATCGGCGCCAGAGTACACAAGCGTGCCATTGATTGGCACTATTGCGTTGCCGGTGCCGCCGTTGTCCATGCCGAGGATGTTATCGACCTGATTGTCGTCAGACAGATCCACAGCCGGGTGTTGATGATCCCCGCGAACCAAGTAATTTGAAATGCCTATAGCGCCGGCGCCGCCAAGCGAAAGTGGCGTGCTGCTAGAGTAGTCGGCATCTATCGTGATGTTGCTCGAGAGTTGACCGCCGCCCGTAAGGCCATCGCCTGCATACACGTAGCGAGTGTCTGGCACGTACCCTGTAACCGCAATAGGCTGTGTCGTGATCGAGTCGATTCGGCCCTGAGCGTCAACAGTGATCTGAACTGATGTCGAACCGGATCCGTATGTACCAGCGGTGACGCCGGTGTTGGCCAGCTCTGTAGGCCCAATTCCGCCCGGGGCAACGCCGAGCGTAACATCTGACGAGAGCGGACCGCCGCCATATAGGCCAGTGCCAGCAATGACCTGCCGTGTGACGGGCACGCCGTTGATGGTCAATACGTCGTTGACCTGAACGCGATAGTTAACGCCGTCGCGCACATACGCCATGTAGCCGTAGACGGACGGCGATGGATCCTGCGGAAGCTGCAGCGTTCTTGTAGGGATGAGGTTTGTAGGCACCTTACTCATAGAACGAAGTACCTTTCCCCATCTTCGGATATGACAAACACGTCGCCATCTTCAGAGATAAACCCTGCGGGCTCGGTGTTTAGCGGAACGTCGGGTCGCGTAAACGGCAGAACGATCTGATCTGGCGCGCGTGGCGCAAGTCGGTATGGATCGTACTGGTCAGAGTCTTCTCTGCATACCATCAAGTTTGGGTAGTTCGGATCGGCCGACAAATCCCCAAGCGGAAACTTTCGGCTGCATCGAGCGCAGAGCCCGATCCCAAGCGTTGCGTTTCCAGTGGTGTCCAGATACAGAGGCATGAATTACCTTGTATAGCACGCAATGTACGGCTGGTAGTAGGTCGGCGAGCCGTCATTGTCCCCCTCACGTGCAATTATCATTGCAGCAGAAGCCTTGGCCTCAAGTGACGGGGTGAGCGAGCCATCAACCTCTGGCGTTTCCTCAGCAAGCTTGGCGGCCAGCGACGCAATGATCGCCTCAAGCCAGCGCTGTGGCACGTCAATCTCCTGCTGCAGTGTGCCGACATCCATGATGTGCCTTTGACGCCACAGGATAAGCTGCGCATACGTTGCCTGCTCATTCGGTGCGGGCCATAGATGCAGGATCGGCTGCGGGATGTCTCGCTGATACCAGTAGCTGTTTGGCCGGCTTTCGAAGATCTTGTTCGACTGCTGCACGAACTGATCGCGGTTCAGTACGCCCATTGGGATCTCGGTTGGAGTGTTTCCGAGAACGATGTCGTAGGCCACGATTGGCGACGCTGCAGTGACCCTGAAATATCGGTGAGCGGTTGCGCGACTGATGTCGTACCAGACCCAATCGCCGTCGGTTGCAAGCTCATCGACAGTGCCGACTGTCGACCACAAAATGTCGTCATCGGATGTTTGCAGCGTGAGCTCAACGGACGCTGCGGCCCAGCGTATGCCAAAGTTGCTTACGACGATCTCTTCCTGAAAGTCTACCTGATACAGGCCGGGCGCAACGGACACCTCGCCGGAAACCTGCTGCAGCGTGCGATAGTTGAGGTTGAGAACTGAGACGGTCCCGAGCGGGAGCTCAACCGTTGGCTCTCCACGGTAGATCGGCAACACGACTCGCTCAATGCACCAGCTTGGCGGCTTATCGTTGGCGATGTTTGACAGAATCAGATGCAGCGCGTCTTTTGCGTAATCCTGCATTTCTGAGCTGATTTTTTGCGCAGGAAGACGGCAGCGACGGAACGCCGTATCGATAACTCTACGGGTGTTGAATATGGTTGTGCTGATCGTGCCGGACGTTGCCATCATCGTTTCCCATGATTTCAGGACTTGGATGCTGATGCAGCATGCCCGGTTTCATTTCGATTATACCCCGATATTTTCGGGATAGTATCACTTGCGCGCTTCGCTAAGTGCGATGGCTACAGCCTGCTTGCGGCTTTTTACAGCCGGGCCATTTTTGCTTCCAGAGTGCAGTTCGCCCCTGTCGTACTCGCCCATCACCTTGCCGACTTTGCTTCCGCCCTTCTTCATGGCAACAAGCGGCGACTGCGGAGCCACTGGAACAGATCTCGCCCTTGGTGCAGGCATGCCGGGCATGCGACCCGTTTGCATGGCTTGCCGAGCCATTTGCGCGACCAAGCCCTCGGCCATCTTTTTCTCAGCTTTTGACATTTTGGACTTGCCGCCCTTCTTCATGGCCCTGCCACCGCACGCGCAAGCGGCTCCGCCTTCGGCATACTGGCCGGCGGTCTTGATTTTGCCGGATGCACCCATCACGCCTTTTTTGTTTGCCTCGCTCATGGATGTTTTGGCGTTAGCCGTGCGCAGAGGCTTCATGTTGGTTGGCGTTTGCTTTGGCGTGCTGACGCCGAGCGATGACGACTTCACCGCGCCGCCACGCATGTACGAGCGCACCGGTGTTTTGCCCGCTGAGCCCGTGTAGCCCTTGTCGGAACCGAAGTCGAACTCTTTCACGTATTTGCAGCCCATGTTCTCTCCACGATGGTGTTTAGCAGTTCCACGCCTTTCTGGCTTTGCGCAGGCGACTGTTGGGATCTTTTGCGGCATCTGGCCACATCTTCATTTGACCTGCCGAGCGGGCACAAAACGATTTGCGGCGCGCGGCGGCCTTTTCAGTTTTCGGGTGGGGCGCTGGCGGCTTCAGGTTCATCCCCTCAGCCTTTGCAGACGCTCGGCCTTTGGCATTCAGGCCGCCCTTTGGGTTCTTGCCTTCCTTGCGTTGCCACGCGGGTGATTTAGCCATGCGTCACCTATGCGTATGTTTTGATGGCTTCGATGACAATCGTGTACATATCACCCGCGCTTGCATCTGAGGTGGTGAACAGCACATCGCCCGTCACGCCAGCGCCTGCGTTTGTTGGGATGCCGCCAAAGCTGGAGAAGTCCATCAAGTAATTTGTGTTCTGCGGAATGAGCCACGCAAACGTATCGGTAGTCGCATCGAACAAAATGCGAACTTCCATGCCATGCGTAGTCGCCCAGATCTTGTTGATCTTGACGCCGTTGCAGGCTTTGCCAGAGAAGCTTGGATTGAGCGTGGACACATCAATCTTGATGACGCCGGTTTCGCCGGTGCCGTCGGAGATGTTGGTAAATTTACCGATGAACAGACGCTCACCGTCAAGTATTGTTTGCGAAGTGACTGCGTCAGCCATGGGGATCTCCTAAAAATGGGGGCCGAAGCCCCCACCGGTTTATACCTTCTGCGCGTACACAACAGTGAAGCGCACAACCTGCTGAGTCGTCGAGATCGTCCCGTTCGGGTCGAGCGTAACGACTACGCTGGTGTTGGCTCCAATGTCGGCCATCGACGTTAACTGCGCCGCCGTAAAGGACAGCGAAGCCCGGCCGCCAGCAAACAGGTCGGTTGAGGACAGGTACTGAGTGCCTGCCGCAGCCGTGCCTACAGTGGCCGGAATGGTTGTTGCGGTGCCGCCGCCTACCACCTTAGCAACTACCGTATCCAGAAACAGGTTCAGGATCTGGGAAGATGCCGGCAGCAAGATGGTTGCGCTCGTTGCCGAGCCATCAGCAGCAGTTGTTACGGTCGTGGTATCGGTCAAGACGACCCAACCTGCGTCACTGCCTTGCAGCGACTGTGGGCCCATCATTAACGCGCCACCAAGATAGTTCGTTGCCATTGGTCATTCTCCTGTGCGAAAGAAAAGAGGGGAAGTCTCCTTCCCCTCCGTTCATGCTGGTTAGATGCCCGGGGTGCCGAAGACACCGCGAGGATCGGTCCAGCCGATGTCGTAACGCTCGGTGGCTTTGTAGCGCATCGAGTCAGTTTCGAAATCGCCCTCCATGCTCTTATCGAGAGCACGGCGCATCATCAGCTTCAGACCATCTGGCGCGTCAGTCTGCACCCACCACGAAGTTGTGGAGGTGATACGCGACAGGTTCGCCTGACCTTTCGACAACAGACCCATCGATTTGACTGGGTTGATGTCGTTGTTCATCGTGCCGGCACGCAGCGCGCTGTTAAGCAGCACTTCGGCTTGGAACACGTTGCTTGGGCCAGTGACGATCTGGGTTGGGTTCAAACGGATACGCTTGCCGTTGTTGTCAACCGCGTTGCGGATCTGAATGAGGATCTGCTCAAGCGAGGTCTGCGACAGGGCGGCAGCGGTCGACAGCAGGTTGCTGAAGGTGCCGTTGACGATCGGATGCGCACTGCTGCACAAGGTTACGCCGTCGCCACCGGTATAGCCGGAGGTGAATGCGCGGTTAAGGACGTTGGCGGCCAGCGTTTCTTTCGTTTCGATCAGCGACTGTGCCAAGTGTTTGGCATAGGTCTGACCCATCCGAATGTGATCGCCGTCTTCAACCAGCACCTTGGTCAGGGCAAATGCCAGACCATATACCTTGTAGAGGTAGCGCTGAAGGAACAGTACGCCACCGCTCTGGTACGTCACTGGCATGCCATCAGGCAGCTCAGGAGCGGCACCAAAGCCGTACAGCACTGGCTCTTCGTGGTAGTTGCGCGGAATACCTTTCTGCTCGCGGAATACCATCTTCCATTCATCGGCGCGTTGGTCATACACGCCATCAAAAACTTCGTTCAGGATCGGTTCTACGACTGAACGAAAATCTGTACTACGCATTGGAGTTGCCATTGCTCAGCCTCCTTATACCGAATTGACGGCAGCTTTGTAGTGGTGTTCGTTAATTCGAACAGACACGACAACGTATGCGTCAGTCAGTGAGTCAGTGATTTCATTGCCGAAACCGGTGATCTGGAACTGGCCACTGGTGGCCTGAATCGCAGACAGGTAGGTGTTCGACAGGCCTGTTTGTGTGGAACCGCCGGGCGATGCAACAGTCCAATCGCACTCTTCGCCGACAGCCGTCTGGATCGTGGTGCCTGCGGAGGGATTGTTGTACTGCACGTCGAACAGCGTCTCTGGATCGTCATACACCCACGCAACGACGTTGGTTGCGGTGGCGCCGGACGGCCAGAACGGGCTGATGGTTGGTTTGCCGGACGCATCGTTGTACTGGCAACCGGCGAAGATGCCGAGCAGCGAAATGCCGTCGGTAGTGCCGGAACGAGTACCATCGCTGGTGCCGAGCTGGATTACGCCGTTATCTGTCAGCTTGACGGGGTCACCCGAAAAGATGTTAGCGGCGTAGGTAGACGCAATTGAATAGGCCTTCGGACGCATTTGACCACTGTTGTGATAGGACGCCCGAAAACCGAAAGGTGCGCTTGTCGAGGACATGCGAATCTCCTATGGTTTATGGTTGGTTAAAGCTCAAATTGAGCTTCCCGATCATCCACAATATCCAGAAGACCATCTCCCCTGCTTACTTTCGAGCCTTTCCGCGCGGCCTGTTCGGCAATAGCGTCTGCAGTTTCTTGCAGTTTCTCTTCTTCGCGCAAAGGTGCTGCGTAGTGCGCCTCGTGCATGAACTTCTCATACAGCGATTGCGGCAACTTGAACGCAAGCATCTCGTTCACACCTATGAAGCCAACCCATTCGCCAGTCTTCAACGTGGCGTATTCCCAGCCGGGAACGTCTTCCGGCTTTACGGGCTCATATCCAAGCCGCAGGCGGCCTTGAATAGAGTCCCTTGGATTCATGGTGGTCAACCAACAAGTGTGGTAACCGGGAATCTTGGGCAAATCTGGTAGTGCAGATTGGAAAAGCTGCTGTCTGAACATTTCCAGCCGCTCCTGCTCAGTAACTTCCCGATTTTCAGTTGCCTTGCGGTCTTCTGCTGCTCGGTTGGTTCTACTGTCGCCAGCGTGCTTTTTGAGGCGTTCATCAGTCATTGGTCGCTCCTACAGCGATTGCTGCTATGTTTAACATGGTTTTAGTTTGATTGCAAATCAACGACGGGATTTGTTGTCGCGATCGTACTGCTCGTAGCGTTTGACGTACTTGGCGCGAAGGACCGGATCATCCCATACGCCCGCGTCGAGCATTGCCTGCTTCCGCTCTGGCGAGATATACACCTCGCGGCGGCCAGAGGTATTGCGCCCTTCTCGACCGGAGCCGAGGCTTGGTCCGCCCTGTGGCTGTCGAGTGCTGCGCTGCTTCTCTGTCTGGAATCGCTCGGGGATACGTCTGGCTGCGCGGTCTTTGAGCTCGCTCCAGTATTCTTCGGTTGCCGGGTCGTAGCCCTCTTTGGTTAGCGTCGAGTCGATGGCCATAACGATGGCGGAATCTTCGTCTCGGCCTTGCGGGTCGTACCAGTCGTTGTCGCTTATGAACTTCTGAGCCAAGCGCTGCACAGTGGTAGACATCTCATTTTGCTGCTGCTGACGCACCTGCCCCTGCTGCTCGCGCTGCTGAGCGGCCTGATTCTGGTGATGCGACTTGTACGACTCAAGCTGGGCCACCATGGTTCTGGCTTCGTCTCGGTACGTCATCGCTTTTGCGGCGTCTTCTCCGTTCTGCGCTGCGACAGCCTTCGCGAACACCTGCTCCGCCAAGTTTGCGCGCTGCCGGGCTGCTACGATCTGTGCATCAATGTTCGAGAGCTGATTCTGCTGCGACTCGTTCTCGATTCTCATCATGCGCCGTTCAAGATCCTCGTTACGGCCACGGAGAAAGTCTAGCTCGGTCTTGTCGCGACGCATTGCGGTTTCGCGACGCTCGCGGCGCTCTTTCTTTTCCAGACGACGGCGCTCACGAATCGCTTCGCGGTCATCGCCATCATCATCGTCGTCTTCGCTGTTGTCGGCGCTTGTTCGGCTATCACTCGCCGACTTGTCGTCGTCATCATCTTCGTCGGCTACAACGGTATGCCCCTTCTGCCTTCCTTCAACAACAACGATGTCGTCGTCGTCTTTTTCGTTAATTGAGTCACTCATTTTTTATCCCCTTCAGATAAAAGCTTTCATGTTCAGTGGGTCGCCGGTCACAAGTCCAATGATGTCGAGATCATTGAAGATGACAAACAGAGCCACATCGCTTTCGCCGAGATCTACCTCCCAGCGGTCTCCACCGTATTTACCCACCCGGACAAATTCGCCCGGCTTGCACCATTCGCCTTCTGGCCACGGATCGCCAGTGTTGCGGTTGCGGAATGCCAGCGGGCCCATGCTGATTACTTTTGCGGCCTGCGTGTTCCACTTCTCGGTGTCCTTCGTCTCGCTGTGCAGAACGATCCCACCCTTGGACTTCTTGCGCGGATTGCGTATCTGTACCAGCACCCTGCTTCCAAAAGGCCGTACTCCCGGATCTACATCCGGAAATGCCTCTTCCAACTCGGCGCTCTTACAATTGACTTCCGTCATCATTTTCCTCTTTCACAAGTCTGATCACTTCATTGATGGCCAACTCGTACCCCTCGACAACGCCACATCGATGGCCGTACTCGAACAGATCTTTATTGGCCGGACGTTGAAGCGTTGACAAAGCGTACTCCGCCTGCCTCCGCTTCAATTCGTTCAGAAGGCGCTTTTCGTTCACTTAGGCGCTTTCGTTTTCTTGGTCTGGTTGACGGGCTTACCCATCGCCATACGCTTATGCTGTGGTGTGTTGCTCTCATTGATAGTGGTGGAGCTTTTTGGTTTTCTGTCGGACTTTTTCATGTTGCCTCCATTGAAGCGTTATGGATTGATTCCGGTTCCGGTTGATACGCCGACCTTCTCCCCGGATTGGATCTCGGCGGCTGTAATATCGATTGCAGTCTGATTGTCTGCGCTGTTCATCCGCTCGCGAGCCTGAAGCTCTGCAGCGGTGCGCATGTTTTCCTGCTGCTCTTGGAACTGCTTTTCCATCATCTTCATCTGATCTACCTGCTTGTCGCGCTCTAGTTTTGCAAACTGCAGGCGCGTCGCAAGCTGCTTGTTCTCTGCATTGATCTGGATCTCCTTGTCTTTGAGCGCCTGCGCACCTTGCGCGATTTGGAGCTGGGTCTGGCTGCCAAGCTGCGCGACGGCCAACGAATTGTCTGGCGGCGGCATCGGACCCTGCGGAGGAGGCATCATTGCCTGCAGCTGGTCGATAAGCTGGGACACATTTCCAAGCACAGCCTCTGCTGCGGCCTGCACTTCGGTGATGAGCTGTGCCTGCTCCTTGGCATCGCCCTTCGGCATGATGTTGGTGCTCTCCGCCATTTCGACAGCTCGTTGAGCCTCGGTCATGTAGTAGTTAAGCATGTGATCACGCAGGTGCTGAATGATCTGCGGGATGTACGTGGTCTTCATAACGTTGTTCATGCCAAACACCGGCGACATGGCGAACTTCAGGTGCACCATCATGTGGGCAATGTGATCCTGTCGTGGCAGCACATAGAGCTGGCGGCCCATCACTGCTGCCACGTTCTCGGATGCCGGGTCGAGGTTCTCTTCCTGCCCTTTCTTTATGAGGATGTCGTCTGGCACCTTCAGCTGCTGAAGGAACATCTTTTCGACCTTTTCCGCGTCGTACATCTGCGGGTGAGAGTCTGCGCGTTGCAACACCGCCTGCACCTGCGCAAAGCGCTGCGTTTCGCTGAATACGTTCGGATCCGACACCGGGATGATATCGATCGGGCCATCGAAGTCTTCCGGCTTCACATCGAAGTCGCCAGCGTTCTTGATGTCTTCCTCGGTGAGGTAGCTTGCGTTGATGCGGTGCATGATCTTGAGCACCATATCCATCGCTTTGTGCAGGCGCTGGTGAATGCTGGAGAACACGACCATGCCCTGCTCGATCAGCGCAAGCGTTGTTCCAACTGGCATGTTCGGGCTTGCGTCGGACAGCTTCTCGAAGCTGGTCTGAACCACACCCTTCCCAGCATCAATCAGGAACCCGAGAAGCTGATACAGCGTCGCGCTTGGACCGTTGAACGGCAGCGGCATAGTCAGCTTGCGGATGTCGTCAACACCGGGAGGGGCGTCGATTTCCGCCAGCTGCGTTGGCACAAGGTTGATGGTTTGCCCATTAGGGCCGCCCTTAAGCTTGAGCGCTGTAGGGAAGTTGTTGATGTGCGCAGAGTCGAGAAGAGCGCGCAGTGCGCCAGTACTTGCGCCAGACAAGCCACCAATAAGGTGCGTCAAGCCTATGGCGTATGCGCCTCGCCACGGGATCATTGGGAACTCAACGATCCAGCTTAACGGCTCGTAGTTCTCGTCGCCCATAGCCCAGTTGCGCTGTACGCTTAGAGCCTCCCCAGAGCTTTCGTCAATCGTGATGATGTATGGACAGAACTCGCCACTCTCCTCAAGGTCGCCACTCATCTGCACTTCGTAAACGGTGCGCAGACCGTCTTCGTTGTAGGGCGATGGGGTCTTGCCCTCAATCTTGTCGTTGGCTTTAGACGCGGCCGAAAACTCGGGCGTGCTTGGCGTGCTCAGCCCGATGTCGCGATACACCCCGTCCCGCATACGCTCCTCGAACGTCTGTTCGGTGACGTACATGCGGTGCGTCTTGCGCTCGGCGGCGTAGAAGTTTGTGGCGGAAAACGGAAGGAACACGTCATCGATTGGGATGAACTCGGCAACGGTTCTGCGGCGACGATTATCGCGGAGCAGCTTCATGTACTGACTGCCGCCAAGGGGTAGCTGCGTCAACAACTGCTCGAGCTCGCTGCGAAACTCCGGCATTTGCTCCACGAGCTGCCAGTTCATGAACTCGCTTTTACCCTGCGCCTTCTTGATCGTGTCCGGGCTTTTCTCGCCAAACACTTTGGTGCGAACCGGCCCCTGCGGAGGGAACAGCTCTTTCATGGCGCGAGCGCTGAAATCGATGCACGACTCGATCAGAAGCGGATGCACAACCTTTGATGCGCCGGTGAACTGCGCGCCGCCGGGGGCATCATCGCCAAGACCGGTGCGACGCAATCCTTCCTCGTAAAGCTTGTCACGCTTTTCGCGTGCGTGCATATCGATTTCGATCTTGTCGAGCAGACTGGAAACGGTGGTCAGCAGAACTCTCGAATCGATTTCGTCAACGATGTTGCTGAAATGGTCCGTGCTTTCCGCGTCCTCCTCGGCACCCTCATCGAAGTGCAGAATGGCCCCGCCGTCTTCGGTTTCCTCGACCTCGTTGTTCTCCTCGCCGGAGATCTCAACGAGCTCTTCGTCTTCCATCAGCTTCTTTTCTGCTTCGTTCATCGCATTTACCTGTTGCGCCCGTGTTGCGAGTTTGTTAATGTCTTCAGCCTTACAACTGGAGATAGATCATGCGGGTGGTTCAAAAACATGGAGTGACGTTTTACTTTGGCGCTGACGACGAAACTGCCGATCGCTTTGACGAGGTCGCTCAGGACGTTGCAGCATTCCCGTCCGTCAACGCTCGTTCTTCTGCGGCATCAGCACTGCAGCAGCCGCCGCCGGAAGAACCACGCCAGACTCAAGAGCCCTTTTGAGCGAGGCAATGCCACCCTCAAGCAGGATGCGCCTTGCGCGCTGAATATCTTCGCGTATGGCCCACCCGGTCTCTTTGGCGCGAGCATCGTCTCGCAAATAGTTTGCGCCGGCTTTGCTTCTTAGCTCGGGCTCAATCTTTGCTGCGGCTTCCGGATTGGCAAGCATGTCGGCCAAGAACTTTTGTGTCGCTTCTCCACTTCCGGGCTGATGATACAACGATTCGTAAGGCTCGTAGATGCTGTCAATTCTGACAGGCGTACCTTCTGAGCCTTTTGGCAGACTGCCCATCATTTCACCTTCCAGCAACTGGGCAAGCCCCTCAGCTGTCCTGCCCTCGCCTTGCGTGCTGTATGGGTTGTTGATAAACGAGACGCCCTTGCCAGTATCTACGCCAAAGAATCCGTATCTCTGGGCAAGCGCGTCGATGTCGGCCATCTCGTTTTGAGTGGGGCTCCGACGCATATCAAGCACAAAGCTCGTCATCTTGTCTTCAGGCGTCTGACGGATTGCCGACACCAAGTGGCCGGCACCAGCATTCTGCGCATCGACGTATGCCCTTGCGCTCTCTGCAGTGCCCATGTCGCGCAGCGCACTGGCTATCGCGTCTTCTGTCATCGGGACATCGAAGTTGCCAACCATGCCGGGATTTATTTCAAGAGTGCCGCCCTGCGGAGTAAACGCCCCTACCATCTCACGCGACGGCAGCATGTCGTAGCCCAGCGCGCTGTACATCTTGTCGACGCCGTTTCTGTTCCACGACGCCATCGGGTTTTGCGTATACTTCAGCCGCTCAGCGTATGGCGCATTGATAAGCTCTTCGAGGTGGCCGATGCCTTTGCCCGGAGTCTGCTCGTAGGTGCCGAACGCCTTGCCAAGCTTGCCCCTGCGGACGGCTTTGGCCAACGAAGATAATACGCTAGTTGGAGCTGCCATTGGTGCCTCTGTATTTGCGGGAAAGCTCGGAAAGGCCGCCAGTGGCAAACCCTTCAAACTCCAAGTGCTTCAAGTAATCGTCTGTGATCTCTTGGCTTGGCAAACCCTCACCCTTGAGTCCCAGCGTGTAATCGTAATACCCCGGCTTACGGCCCGGGAATTTTTCCGAAAAGCGCTTATGCCAGTCCGGCATGAACGTATCAATTGGAACCGGTTTGAAGCTGGTGTCGAGATCATTGCCAGTGATCAGTACCGGGAACGCTGGATGCAGGTCCGGCCTTTGCTCGTATTCTTTGCCAAGCGTGAACAGGCGAGGCCCAATCGCAAAGGTTGGTACGTCGCCACCATATTCTGGATGGAGCAGGCTGGCTTCAGTTTCTCTGCGCAAGATTTCGGTCGGGCTAAATATGACGCCTTTTCCGCTTTTTTCTCCACCTATTGCGACGCCGCCTTCTTTGGGTGATTTGCCTTTGCCCATCATCACGTCAGCCAGCTCACTTCTTTTGGCAAACGTATTGGCCAGTCGCCATATTGCGGGATCCCTGATGTCGGCTCCCTCTCCAAACGTGAGCGCAAGATTCTTGTTGATCTTTTCCGCCAACTCTTCGGTCAGCAAGCCTGACTTCATGCCTTTTTGAAACCCGCGCCTAAGCCTGTCGAACACTATTGGGTTTGACTTCAATTGCTCTGCGGATCCAAGCATGGTTGTCCACGCGGTGCCGGGATCCGAGAGGCCGGTGAGACGGCCTGCAGTTCCCGTGTCGCCAACTCCCCATACATAGTTTTGGTACGCTGGATGCACTTTGCTCAGCACCGAGAACAGAGGACCGCCAATGTTTCCGCCACCGACTTTTGTGCGATCGGCCTGCGTAGAGGAAACCTTTGCAACGCCCTGCTCTCTTGCTCGGCCCAGCGCCTCTGACGCCTTGATAACCTCCTGCGCTTTGACGCGCTCTGCAGCAGCACGACCGGCAGCCGCACGCTCTGCCGCAGTCATCGCACGCTTCACTTGAGCCGCAACGCCGCCGCCGCCCATCTTGACCGGGCCGCCGTCCGCGTAGCCGTAGACGCTGCGCGCAATGTTTTCAGCCGTGCGCTTTCTGCGAAGCTCGTTGGCGACCACCTGATCGGCGCGATCCTCAAACGACAGCGTGCCAGACAGATCCGGCAACTCGTCCGTATTGATGGGCTGATCTTCGCCTGACATCTGCAGATATTTGTTGATGAGATCTGGCAACAAAGCGCCAGCGACAGCCGCGCCTGCGTAGTTGCCTACCGACGGCACTATACCGGGCATGAGGAACTCGGAAAATGCGGCTGGGACCGCAAGCGCCCCCTTAACTACACGCGGCACCTTGGACGCCATTCCGCTCTCAAGCATGGGTATTTGCGCAAGCATCTCTCCGCCAGCAAACCCCACCTTCTGCGGGAAGCTCATGTCTTCGTAAGCTGGAAGACCGCGCTTGGCGATCTCCAGCAACTCTCTATCACCTAATCCATCGGCAACGCGATTGGAGAATCCGACAAGATCTTCAGGCATCTTGCCGGGCGCAACAAGGTCTGCTATCGCTGGCATCGAGGATAATGCGGCCAAGTAGCCATTCATCTCCCTATCGTCTCGGCCAAGCAGCGAGTCAGGATCTTCGGCTATGGAGTATTTGATTCCATCAGACCCCGGCAGCACCCCGGCTGTCTGGGCCTTAAAACCAGCTGTAGCCGCACGCGCAATATCGGCCGCCGCTTCAAGCATCTTTATCCCGCTGCGACCAGACCTTGCAGCCTTGCGCACATCTTCTATGCTCGGTGGCGGCGTCTTCCTGAGAGTGTCTTCGGCCATATACCACGGAAGAGGCTTGTCTTTTGCCGCTCCAGCTATGGCATCGAGTATGGCCATGCCGTTGCTTGTTTTCTGGTTTGTCACGCTGCCGCCCTTTTTCATGCCATTGAGTTTCATGTTGACGGTTGTTGGCCACACCTTCGCGTTGATATCGTCAATCTCTTGCTTGGTCAGGAAGTCCGACAGCTCCACGCCAGCACCCCTTACCTTCTCCTGCTCCAGCCGATTGAACACATCCGATGTGCGACGAAGGCCAGTGTGATGCAGATCTTTGACGTTGGCCCACTTCTGCGACTTTACGAAATCCTGCACAAATGGGAGATACCTGTCCACCGGCATCCGGTCTCCATGGCCTTTTATCTGCCGTATTTCCGGCCGCGTTAGCATCTCGTAGACATCTGGGCGAACAGTCTTCACGTAGTCGTGCAGGCTGGCAATCCCATCGTACTTAGAGCGCTGCTCCAGATACTCATCGAATGTGCCGGGGGACGCCTCGTCTATTGCTTCGCCTGACAACCAGTCGTCGCTTTTTGAGCCGCTTGTCTCAATCGTAACGTGTGGCGCGCCTCGCCTGTCTCGCAGCG